GTCGTCCACTACGCGTCAGATGCTCGGGGTCCTCGTTACCGGGGGCCACCAAGCACTTGAGCAGGGCCGCTAGACCATCGATCTCGTTTTCCGGGATCTTGGCCTGCACCACATACCCCCTCGCAAGGGGCACGTGGTGATCTGGACAAAACGCATCGCCTGAGGGCGGTGCGTTGAAGTCCAGACGTCCCAGCAAAGGAGACGTCGACTCAACGACTGGAAACTTACCCTTTAGTATCCGGGTAAGCTCCTCATCGAAGAGCGCCACAGTCTTCATGAGACCAGCGCAATAAAACTGGTTTCTAGAAGACACGGCTGATGCCGTCTCTTTCGCGTCGTGCCGTGAAGCGGGGAACCTGTGGCGGATTCGAGTAATAGTTACCTCGCGTCCGTTCCAGTACTCCTTGCCGCAAGACTCTCTGAACAAGCCAGTCCAGAAAGACTTGCTCCTGTTCACCTTGAAGCCAAAAGCTTCCAGTGAACGGATCACGGATTCAGCTGTCACGGAGGGACAGATTATGTCGTCTCCGTAGACACGCACCTCGTCACGGCCCATCCTTTTTAGGGATTTCCGTGACACCTGGAGTGACAGTGCTCTATGTACACCGACTACGGTGACCGCCGCAAAGACGATCGCCTCAATCGGAAACGTAAGAGCCGACCCCATCGAAGCAAACTTGAGGAGGGGGATTACCCTTCCGTCAGGTAGCTCAGCTCGTGTCGAACGACAAGCCTGGACCGCCTCGTTGAGATGCGGCCAGGGCTCGAGGATTGCCTCGACGAGCCAATTGGGCACACGATCGCTGGCCTCGCTAAGATCTAGCGTTGCCAGCGAACCTTCGTCAGACGCAAAGTGGGCAAGGGCCTGGTTAGGCCACTGCTCTCTGAATCCGACGAAGGATGACGAGATCGGATGCGATTCGATCCCGTCCACGATTTCCATCGCGATGGCTTGCTGCACATATTGCATTGCAGTAGGTTCAGCCGCGATGATTCGTGGTGTGACCTGAGTCTTCGGGACGAGAATTACCCTTGTGGGGATTTCCTCGTCCGGGGTCAGGAGCTTGACCGGCTTTTCCCGATCGGCCAAGATTGAGTGCTGGGCGTACTCCCTATAAGGGAAGAGACGCTCCAAACGCTCAGGCCAGGTCGGAAAAGACCACTTCTGGTTGCCGCGCAAGCGGTCAGCAGTGGCGCCGGGCCCATGCTTGGGTACTAGTTCCGCTTCGTGAACCTTGCGGTCCACTTCTGCGAGAACGTCCCCGAACATGAGCAGGACAGCCCTCTGGACATCGCCAAGCAGCCCGCCTCCGAAGAGGGGGGAGCTGCCTGGCAGAGCCATAAAGGGATGTCGAGCTCCTTGTCAACCTGCACGTAGCTCTCGATCGCGGCCCTTTCGGCCTTGGCCGGCGCAGGCGCCTTCTCCTTCGAGAAGAGCGCGCTGAGCTGACGGATCGCGAAGATTGCTGCCGCCATCTCGTCCGCGTGCTCCTCTGAGGAGGGGTCACGCAGCAGGCATGGCGGTTGGGTGGTCATCAGGGGGAAGAACGGCTCTTCCGAGTCGACCCCTGACGGCATCCATTCGTGCGGTTCCAGGAACAGCTTGCTCAGGAACCCGCCCAGAAAGAGCGGGAGTCCCCAGGGCATCTTCTTGGACTTGACGTTCCACGCAGGAGTACCCACTGCCAGTTGAACCGGCAGGGTGATCCTACGGCGAGCGTAGCCCTCGAACAGCTCTGAGTCGAGCACGGAGTCCGACAAGGCCATTTCCAGGTCCTTGGCGAACTTCGGAAGGGTGATGGTAAAGAAACCATCGCCCTCAGCTGCGACACGACGACGGGCGTAAGCCGCGTCGTCATGGGTGCTGACTGAGCACATGTCCCCAAGATCTTCGAGGACACTCAGCCAGATTTCACTTCGGCTTTTCATCTCGGCTCCTTTTCACGGGAGTTGGGAGAGTCCTAGCCATGTCTTGCTCCGAAAGGAGCGACCCGGCCGGCGTATTTCTACGCCGACCGGGCCCTCGTCTCACGACTCGCCAGCGAGCACCTTATCGGTGTTCGTGGCCGCCTTCATGAAGTCGAGGAGCGCAGTGACGTTCAGCTTCTGCTCTGCGAGCGTGAAGCCGATCGGCGGTGCGTCCACGACGATGTAGGCGGACATCGAGTACTGCTTGCTGACCCCGTCAAGAAGCGGGTCGGCGGCAGTCTTGGTGACGTCGAGTCGGACCGTGTGACGGTTCCGCTTGCCCACCACGTGAGTGATGTGCAGCTGGAGACCGTCCGCAGTGCTCTCGTAAGAGGCCTTGCGATCGCCCACGACGACCCTGGGAAGGGTCTTCGCGACCGCGTTCACGGTAACGGACTGAGGATCTGAAAACATGGCGTGTGACTTTCTGACTGGACCGATCGAGAGGTTTCTCGACCGGTATTGCACCCACGGGCCTGATAGCCCGAGGGGTCAAACAGTTGGGCCGAAGCCCAGGCTTCACATTCGGCTGATGCCGAGTGCGGCCAGGATTGAAACCTGGCGACCTGAAAGGCCACCGGATTCCACTCCGAATCCGAAAGGATTCGCTAGTCGTCGCTGTTGCGTGACATGAGTTATCTTTGCAGATATCGTCGTGTCACGCCACGCACCGAACCGCATTGGTCCGGTCCAAGTCTCCTCATGTTCTACCTTTTGTTCACACATCAGGTAGCCATAAGGCATGACGAGACCATCCTGCGTAAACGCAGTGATGTTCTTCATCACGTCACCAACGTTGGTGAAGTAGTCGACTAGCCAGGAATATGGCATCAGTTCCCACAAGGTATCCGTGCCGGGCTTAACACCGTAAAGGTGATCAAGCTCAGCCGCGGTTCGCCTCCACCCCGTTTGGGGAAGATGGTAGGTGAAAGCTCCTTCGAACCAGACTTTGCGTTCGAAGACCTTGGTACGAACATGACGCCCCGTCGTGACGAGTCCTGAAGGGGATAGACCCAGCAAGCCGGGTACGATCCCTGTCCGCACGATATTCTCCGAGATGGAGGTATCGGGCGGAAACTCATAACGACGGCGGATCCGCCGTCCGGAATCACGCTCGAACTGACGCAAAAGCGCGTCATGGTTGCGAGCGGTGTTGGTGAGCCCTTGGGCATCACCAACGAGAGGAAGGTACCCGAACATGATGTTAAGGTACTCTCCTCCGAGATTCCCGGCATTGCCCGGCAGAGAGGGAAGACCCTCTCGTAGGAGCTCTGCTGCACTCGTTGAGAGATCGACGAGTGGGTTGGTGGGAGCAACACGAGCGATAGCAGTAGTCCCCCAAGCGTCCATTTCAGAACGCGATACAAGGGGTGCGCCGCTCGCTTCGACGTTGGATTGAATCTGAGAGTAGGTCTTACCCTTCGGATCAAATCCAAGATTGGTGAACATTCCGTTCCCGGGAGTAAAGATTCCTCCCGCCGATCGCCACGTCGAGCCCGTTGTGTAGGGCTCGAGGTAGTCGCCGAATTTGTCCACGGTAGTTTTCGTGTGAACAAAGTTGCCTCCGATATTTCCTGCTGAACGGCCCAGTAAGGACACGTTGTGACTGTAGCTCTGCCGAGTCTCGAGCTGGGTATAGTAGGTGGCTTCGCCACTGTTCTTGCCCAGGTAGCTGTCGGTTTGTGCCTGAATCTTGCGCACAAAACCTCGGCTACTAAACGGACTCTTGTTCAGATTGCGGTGAGAATTATCACCACTGTCGTACGGCAAATAGCCGCCCGGCGCTCTGGACACTACAATCACTCCTCTCGAAGAGAAAGGGATGCTTGGCTAGCACCCCGGGGCCCCTTAACAGGGG